CCCCTCACCCACATACCCCCAGGCCGGGATGAACAGCTCCGCGACATAGGTGTCACCTGCTGCCGTTCCCATTACGAGTCCGCCCAGGAAGTCCCTGCAGATGTAAATGGTCACATCATCGTCCTGCTCGCGCTTCTTGACGTTGAAGGACAGCTCCCCGTCTTCGAAGTCGATGGTCTTGCCGCCGATGATCTCATACTCCACCACGTTCGTGGCATTTTCCGGCTTCTTAATAACCTGCATGTCATCTTCCCTCCATTCTTCTTCCTGCCTGCGCAGCTTCCTCGGAGCGTCTGGCGATCACCTCGACCGCCTCGCGCTGCTCACTGGTTGCCTCTTTGCCGATTCCGAAGGAGCGAGCCACGAAGGCCTCCTGCTCCCGTCTTTCCTCGGACTTAATGATCACGTTCGCCATATCAGAATCCTCCCTGCACGATGCAGTTGACCGTGACGGACGAGGCCGCTCCGGTGTATGCGATCTGGAATCCATTGAGCAGCTTGTTCGTGACGAGGATCTCGCCCACGCCGCCGCCTTCCGAAGAGAGAACTTCCACCAGGACAGTGTAGTTCTTCTTGTTCCGGTTGGTACCCAGCTGCACGGCCTTGTTGCTGTTGTTGAACGGGTACTGCTGAGTGTTGGTCAGCGTGACCTCGATCTGCTCGCCTGCCTGCGCCTCGACCTTGTCGGAGAGCTGCCGCAGGAGAGAAGTGTTCAGCGATCCCATCATGATGGCCTGCAGGGCCGCAGTGTCCAGAAGGTTCATGTTCGCCGCATTCAGCGGAGTGCCTTCCTGGACGATCTCACCCGGTGCCGGATCATGCTGGATCAGGTTGTTTCCCAGGTCGGTTTCCTGGAACCGTCCCGGATACTCGACCACGTGGTCGAGAAAGTTAATCGGGTCTCTCATGGTTTCTCACCTCCTTACGATTCGGACTCCTGCACGAGAGTGATGGTGAAGCGGTACAGGATGCCTTCCGGGTAGTTCGTCTTGGTGATCACCACCGAGGTGTCCTGCGCCCAGACCTGGCCTGCCGCGTTGTAGAGCCGGATGCCTGAGATGTTGTCAGGGCAGTCCGTCCCGAACATGATGTAGATGGCGATCTTTGTGTTCGAGATCAGCCGGATATCATGCAGCGCGATCCGCGTCCAGGTGCTTCCCGACTTGTATTCGGCATAGACCACATCGCGCTTGATGAAGTTCACGATGTCGGCCATGCCGTTGGTTATAGTCATCATTTCACGAGTCCTCCTTCCTGATTAGTTTTCGGCACTCCCGTGTGCGGCATCTGGCTTGTGCCTTCAGCCTGCGCACTGGAGAGTATGACGTCCGCCGCGTCCGAAACGAGGCCTGTTGATGTGGTCGGTGAAACGCCTGCCGGGACATCTTCGGAAGCCTGCAGCATCGCCGCCGTTCCGGCCATGCCCTGCGTCCGAAGGATGAGGTTCATCGCGTCCTGGCTGAATCCGGTGGACACCATCGGGATTGTTCCGCATCGTGGTGGGCACAGACGGTACTTTCCCTCGGTCGTTTTCAGCTTCAGAACTGTCTCCTCCTGCAGAACAAGCTCGTCCACGTGGCTGCGGACGTTCTTGATCTTCTGGATCAGTTCCCGGAACAGATTCATATCGCCGACCGCCGACCCCTGACTGACCGGAAGGACAGCCCGGAAGTGGTACGGATCGCCATCATAGTTAAACCACTCTTCCAGATCGCCCTCTCCGAATACGACAGAGAGCAGCTCGGTCACCGCAGAGGACGTGCCGCCCTTGGTGTACCAGTTCAGAGTGTTCTTGATGATCGCTCGCTTCTTCTCGATGGGCAGGGACTGGTCATAGTACATCGTCCGCATTTCCACCGCGAAGTAGTCCAGCGTCTCATCGTCCAGCTTGTCAATGTCCGAGAAGCACTTCGTCTTCTCCGCCGCCGCCACGATCCGTGCGACCTGCATCTGCAGGGCATAGCTTATGGACAGGATCTCCGGTGACTTTTTCCCTCCCCAGAGATCAGCGAAGCCGCCCTCTGTGAGTTTAATCATTCTCTATCCCTCCATAGGAGACCATCTTGGTCCCGATCCTGCCGATGGTCGCATCCGGCATCACGGAGAACACTGGCTCCGTGACGGCCACGCGCTTGGCTCCGGCCTGCTCCATGAGCGAGATCAGCTTGTCCGGATTGATGTCTCTGCCGATCTTGGACTGCTGCCAGGAGACGTAGTCCGTGACGGCCTGCTCGACCGCAGCCTGGATGGTCGCGGCCTTGTTGATGTCTGAGCGGTTGATCCAGTACTGGACATTCACATTGAATGTCGTGGTTGCCGGGATCTGGACGATCACCTCATCAGTCAGCGGACGGATGTTCTTGTTTGCGAGGTAGTCCGCCAGCGACCTGACCATGGCCTCGTTCGGAAGCTCGCCGTTTTCCAGGATAAATTCGATCAGGACCTGCCCGGCCTCCGGACTGGACAGGTAAACGTCCGAAATGGAAGAGTTGAACTCTGTGATCCAGTAGCGGTACGCCTCCTCCGGTCCGGCCACGGAGTACTTGCTCGGTGCGATGTAGACCCGGCTGGCCAGCGTGTCATCGTCCTCGATGTCCGTGCCGCCGACCGTGGACTCCGTGTTGGCCACGGAAGCCACATAAGCAATCGGATCCACCAGAACGTTGATCTCTCCCGGAAGGAGGCCATTCCCGTCCTCGCCATCGGTCTGGCACGTTGCCGTCACATCGACATAAGTGTCTCCGCTCGGAATCTCGGTGTATTCGTCCGTCTCGAAGTACAGGTCTCCGTTCGACACTCTGGTTCCCTGCGGAATCGCGACCGTGTCCGGCCTGATCGCCGCCAGGGAGAAGCGCATCGTCACCACCGCGGGCTTGGCAGGCTCTCTTGCGATGCCCTTTAAGGCCGCGAGGTTATCCAAAAACTCCCCGTAACTGTACTTCAGAAGATCCTGCTTCCCTGCCCGGTCGACATAGAGCATCGCCTGGAAGATCTGAACGGAGCAGGCGTACAGGATCAGAGACACAGGATCCGCCCTGGTCAGCTCCGTAGACTCGCCCGTCAGCTCCTCGTACTTGTCTAGGTAGTCCTGGACCATCTGCTGCTGGATATCATCCAATGTCACGCCGTCAATGAAACTCACGTCCGGCAGATTCGCAATCTCGTCTATCAGTGCCATTTCTATTCCCTCCTTTCCACGAAGATTTCAACAGACAGAGTGCCGTCAATGTTCGCCTCGGCACTCACATCCGATATGGTGATGTCCGGGATGTACTCCGCGACCTTCTCCTCCAGCTCGATGGCGATGATGTTCTCCGCCTCTCTGGGATTCATGGACACGAAGTTCTGCGGCAGGCCGAAGCCTCTGCTCCCGGGTATCGTTCCTTCTGCGGAGAGAATGAGGGTCTTAAGCTGCGAGTCGATGCGCTCGATCTCCGGCAGCTCCTCGCCCATGACGATATCGATGTGGTTGATATAATGTCCCATCGTCTCCCTCCTACACGTATTCCTTAAAATTCAGCGTGATCTTTGCCCGGACCAGCTCGCCCTTGTTCCAGATCTCCTCCCAGGTCTCGGACACGGATTCGATGTACCACTTGTGGCTCGACCACCCGAGGACCTTGCCTCCGATGACGAGTGTCTCCACCGTGCCATTCCGGACGGCCTTCTCGATGGTGGCGATGGTGCTCCTGGGCTTCACGCCGTGTTCTGCAGACAGCGTCACCTCCATGGAGACCTCTGTCAGATCCGGTCCTAAAAACTCCGACTTCGGAGCCTTCAGCACAATCGGATGCGTTGCCCAGCGTCCGGCCTGTGACCGCTTCATGTTTCTGAATGTCAGGATCTTGTTTGCGGTCACCTCGAACTTGATGATGTCCCCGAAGCATCCGATGGAGGATGAGGACTTCAGCTTGTCGATCCGGCTCTTTTCTGCTGCCTTGGCAGCGTCTGCAGCAGCTCTTTCGATGTTCTTCTTGTTCTGCGCCTGCTGCTTCTTTATGGCCTTTATCTTCTTGGCGGATAGGGCACGCGCTGTCTTTTTGACCTTCTTTTTTGTGGCCTTGGTCTTGGCCTTGGACTTTTTCTTGGTTGCCACGTCCTCACCTCCTTACAGTCTGGCCTCAATGGCCGAGAGCCTCTGAAGGATGGAATCGAGCGTGGACGTGCCGCCCGGATCATGGAACGTGATGTCTCCGTTCTTGTACTGGATGTAGGCCTCACCGAAGGTCTCGCCCAGCTCCTTTCGGAAGACGTTCTTTCCGTGGACCGGAGGCTCGTTGTCCTCGTTCCAGTATCGCCCCAGGACGATGCCTGCAGACTCCCCGTTGGAGAGGTGCAGGACGAGGATCTCATCTCCGACCTTCGGCATCTTGTACTCGTCCGTGAACGAGAAAACCGGGAAGGCATCCGTGACCGAATCGTCCAGATCCGGATAGGTGGCCTCGATCATGCCCTTCTTGTAGTCCACTTTCGAGACGTTCCCGACTCTGATGTTATCTGCCATATCCTCCCCTCCTTACACCTGTTTCAAATAGCCTGCGTAGCAGTATCCCCACTTGCCGTTGTACTGAACATGCACCCAGTCGCCCTGTTTCTTTCCGTCCGATGTGATCTTCGTTCCTTTCGGAATTGAGGTCATGATTGATCCATTCGGAGAAGATCTGAAGTTTAGATTGCTCACCCTGGTATTGACTGTGTAGGTAACCTTTGCGGAGCTGCCCTTCTTTTTCTTTGAAGACTTCTTCTTAGACCCGTAGGTCAGCTGCGGCTGGCACCTGTGCATCTCCACCTTCTGCTTGGTGCCGGAGTTGCCGATCTCGGTGGTGACCTCATCCACATAGTACTTGCCGTTCGCCTTGCCCATGCCCGTGACGGTCACGCACACGCCTGCGCAGATCTTCGGGTTTGCCCACATGGTTCCGGACAGCGTGGTGGCCTGCCTGTTGGCCTCGTTCACCTTTGCCGCCGCCTTGTAGTAAGCATCCGCCTGCGTGTCGCAGGTCTCGTTGATCTTCAGCACCCTGGCCCCCTTCGCTTTCTCGGCCTTGAGTCCGAGGTAGATGCTGATGTCCTTTTCCTTCTTGTTCTTACTGCTCTTGTTTGGATTCTTGTAGGAGATCCTCGCTCCGGTGTAGGTTCCCTCCAGAGCGTCCCGGAACTCCCACGCGTCATCGATGAAGCTGTCATAGCTGATCTTCGCGACCGCCTTCTTGGCCTCTGCGGCCTTGTGGTCGTAGATCACGATCTTGTTGTTGTAGACCTTCATGGCTAGGCCGTACTTGTCGCAGACCTCATACAGGAACGCGCTGTCCGACTTTTTCGACTGCTCCAGAGAAGCGATCGTGATGGTCGGTGCCGAATAGGACAGCTTCAGCTTGTACCGCTTCGCCACCTCGGCAGCGATCTGCCGGATCGTGACCTTCTTCCAGGTCTCGGTCCGCTCCCGGCTCTTAAAGGATTCATTTGCCGGGATGGACAGTGCTCCGAGCGAGAGGGAGAGCGGTCCGCCTGTGAACTTGACCTCGTCCAGGACGAACGTTCCGCAGTTCAGCTTCAGAGTCTCGCCGTCCTTGTTCCAGTCCTTGAAGGAGATCGATCCCTTGACCGTGCTGCCCTTCGTGGGATACCACTGCGTCAGCCAGATCTGGCCGATGTTATGCAGGTCAAGCGACAGCGAGTCGCTGGATCCGGAGGCCACGTCCGTGTAGGACAGGCTCTCCAGATACTCCGCCAGCTTGGTGGTTACATTTTTGCCGTTGATGGTGAGGGACGGCTGCGCCCTCCTGGCTTCACTCATCCTCATCCTCCTCGTCCGGCTCATCTACCGAGGAATAGTACTCATCCTCGTCCTCATCGTCTTCCTGCCGCCAGAATGGAGAATCCTCATCCTCCTCGTCCGGCATATCTGGAACGATAATTTCCACGCCGGACGGGAAGACGAGAATGTCCAGGAGCGGCCAGTTCGCTTCGATGAGGAGCTGCATGTACTTTTCATCGCCGTACAGTTCGTATGCCAGGGAGTCCCAGCAATCGCCCTGTGTCGTGACATAGATATCCATGCCTTCTCCTTTCTTATGCGAATGCCACCCGCTTGTTCTTTCGCAGGTACTCCTTCATCATCTTCTCGAATTCGCTCTGACTCATGCGGTTCGCTTCCACGATGTCCTGCTTGCTCGGAGCATCTCCGGAGAAGTTGTATGTCGGAGAGAATACAATGCTCACGGGACTCTCCGCAGGCTGAGACTGCGCCGCTCCGGATCCGCTTCCTGAGAAGCTGCCGATGGTGTCCGCGATCCCGCCCGTCCGGG